CAGCTTGCGACCGCCGCCGCGCTGTCGCAGACCTCGCTGGAGCAGATCCTCATTCAGGTCCGCAACGCTGTTGACAACAACGGCAAGCGCATCCGTCTGAACCCGACCAAGCTGGTTGTGTCGCCCTCCAACGTGTTTCAGGCGGAAGTGCTCCTCAAGAGCGTCCTCCGCACCGGCACGGGGAACAACGACATCAACCCGGTGAAGTCGATGGGATTGCTGTCCGGTGGTCAGGCTAACTTGTCTCGTCTGACCTCGACCACCGCTTGGTGGGTCGAGACGGATGCCCCCGAGGGTCTGAAGCTCATGATGCGCCGCAAGCTCGAAAAGAGCATGGAGGGCGATTTTGAAACCGACTCGATGCGCTTCAAGTCCACCGAGCGTTATGACCTCGGCTGGACCGATCCTCGTGGTGTCTACGGCACCGCTGGCGTCTAAGCCAACAGGAAGGGGCGGCTGGACCGCCCCTTCTTTTTATGCAAAAATACCCCTACCGAAATCCGGTCAAGCTTTTCATGGAGAAGACCAATGCCTCAGTATAGTGATGATCTCTGGCTCGGTGCAGCCACTGGCCCTCAGTCCCAAGGTTGGGCTGGCCCCGGTCAGGTTTTCGCGGGCGTCGGCCCCTTGGGTCGCGTTTATATCTTCGACGTTGTCCCTGCTACCCTTTCCGCCACCGCTGTCTGCGCCGCTCAGGCTGTCGCTGCGGCTGGCAACGCTACAATCAATGGCGCTTCTGCTTCTGGCGGCGTGGCAACGCTTGATTGCGCCCGCATTGTCAGCATCGTTTCTTCCAGCGCAAGCGACACCGCCCAGACCGTGACCATCACTGGCACGGACTATTGGGGTCAGACTCAGACGCAGTTGCTGACGATCAACGGCACCACCACCGTGAACAGCACCAAGACCTTCAAGACCGTCACCGCTGTGGCTGTCTCGGCTGTGTTTGTTGGCAATCTGTCGGTTGGCTCTGGCGACGTTTTTGGCCTTCCCTACAAGGTCACGGACGCTGGCTACCTGCTCCGCACCGGCTGGGCTGGAGCTGTCGCCGACAATGCTGGCACCTTCGTGGCTGCTGTCACCGCCACCCCTTCGGCTACGACGGGCGACGTTCGCGGTACGTTTGCCCCTACCGGCTCGGCTGCGAACGGCTCGCGTCGTCTCGTCATCGCTATTGGCCTCACCGCCTCTCAGGCTGGCCCGAACGCGACCCAGACGGGCGCTATCGGCGCTGTCCCCGCCTAATAACGGGGAGCTTCGGCTCCCCTCATTCCTTTAGGAGGGACCAATGGTCGATACAGTTGCGACACAGACGCTGCTCGACGGCGAGCGGCTGGTGATCCAGAAATTCACGAACCTCTCTGATGGGACTGGTGAAGTCGCCGTCAACAAGGTGATCGTGGCAAACCTTGCGCCAAACTCTTTTGGCGTTGCCTGCACGGGCGTCAAGATCAACAAGATCTGGGCCACCACGCACGGCATGGAGGTCAGGATCCTCTGGGATGCCACAACAGACTTGTTCGCGTGGGGGATCCCGCAGAACACGAACTATTTCATGGACTTCTCTGAGTTCGGCGGCCTTACCAACAACGCTGCCCCCACGAAGACCGGGAACATCGCGTTCAGCACCGCAGACGCCTCGTCTGGGGATTTCTACTCGATTGTGCTCGAGTGCATCAAGACTTACGGGTGATCCATGGGACGCTTGTGCATGGCCAAGGGCGGAGCCACCCCGGTCTACAAGAGCGGGGGCGCTTGGACGCGCTCTGAGGGAAAGAACCCAGAGGGCGGGCTTAATGCTAAGGGCAGGGCTTCTCTCAAAGCTCAAGGCCACGATATCAAGCCTCCTGTGAGCGCCAAGCAGGCCGCAAAAAGTGACACAGCAGCTTCGCGGCGCAGTTCATTCTGTAGCCGAATGAATGGCATGAAAGCGAAGCTGACATCCGCTGAGACTGCGCGCGATCCAGATTCACGCATCAACAAGTCTCTCAGGAAATGGGATTGCCACTAGGAGGGCAAAATGACCGTCGGTAAAGTCAAAGATTTCAACTTTTCGCACAAGGGCAGCATTGGCCGTGGCCCGGTGAAGAAATTTGAGGACGGCGGCATGTACAGCGATGTTACCAGCGCTGATCCGCAGCCTGTCTCGCAGTCTGCCCCGCAACTTACGCCTATGCAGAAGCGTCGGATGCAGATGCAGCAGGCCTCCAAGCGGCAGGCGGCTGTCGCTCAGCAGTCGCGCGATCTGACGATGAATCTGCCAATGGATAGGGGCCTGTCTTTTGGCCGCGATGTCATTCAAACCCTTCCTAACGACATGGGTGCCTCATCTGCCTATGAAAAGATGTACAAAAAGGGCGGCAAAGTAGCCAAGGTCATGCATGAATTCGGCGAAGGCAAACTGCACTCTGGATCCAAAAAGGGCCCCGAGGTAAAGAGCTCCAAGCAGGCTATTGCTATTGCTCTCAGCGAGGCTGGCAAGGCCAAGAAGGCTAAGGGCGGCAGCGTAAAGTCTGTGCCGGTCAAGGATGTCAAAAGCGGCAAAATTCCGCAGTCCACTGACGAGGACTTCTACGGCAAAGAGATCCCTATGCCTCCCCGTCGCCCAGACGGGATGAAAAAGGGTGGCGAATGGGAAGGCTCCGCCAAGGATGAAGCGCAGGACAAGAAGCTGGCCAAGAAGCATGGCATGAGCATGGAGAAGTGGGAATCATCCAAAATGGATGAGAAGCACGACCGTCAAAAGTCCATGAAGGGGCTGAAGGACGGCGGCATGGCTCAGAAGGTTCAGATGGCGAAGTCGAACGCTGTTGAGCAATCTTTGCAGGGCCAGAAGAAGACCCCGTATGCCGATGGCGGCAATGTTATGGGAGCTCTAGCTGGTCTTGGAACGCGCAGGCCGATGACTGCAATGCCGCCCAAGTCCGTGCCTGTCGCATCACGCGCGCCTGTCATCGCGCAGCAGGTTCCTTCGACTGGCGCAGTTGCCGTTGGCAAATCTCGCCCCGGGCAGCCTAACGTAGGAGCAATCCGCGCGGCTATGGCTCGCAAGGCATCAATGGCTATGCCTGAGAATGCCCCTGATATGATGAAGAAGGGTGGAAAGGTGCGGTGCTAAATGGCCGTCTCCGGCACTGTCTCAACAACCGTATTTCAGACCCGGAAGGTGATTGATCACGCCTTCCGGCGCTGTCGCATGCAACCGCAACAGATTTCCTCTGAGCTAATCGAGACGGCGAAAGATAACCTTTATCTTTTGCTGTCCTCGCTTGGCAGTCAGGGTGTCCCTCTTTGGTGCATCGAGAAAGAGATCCTCCCGCTCTATCTTGGTCAGGCAGCTATTGTGCCACCCAAAGGTACGATGGACATCCTGAATGCCAACTATCGCTGGCTGTCGCGCCAGAACGGGCCTGTTCAGTACAGTGCCCCGGGTGGCATCCCGCAGTATGCCTTTGACGGCGACCTCGACACGTCTTGCGCCCAGACTGGCCCTAACGGGAACATTGAGATCGCCTATATTGGTTCTGATCCGATCAGTGACCCTCAATCTCAAGTGCAGGTGACAACTGTCGGCGTGATGATGGCGACGACTGGCACCTTCAATATTGAGTTTGAATGGTCAAATGATGGTGCGACGTGGACCTCAAGCCTATCACCGGGGGCTACCCTCTACACCGCTGGTAAGTGGCAGTGGTACGACATCGATGGCACCCAGCCGGTGAACTACTTCCGCATGCGCGAGACTAGTGGCAACACGCTCAATGTCATTGAGTTCTATGCTGCCAATAACCCCACCGAGATCCCTCTTGCTCGCATGAACCGCGACGATTGGACAAATCTGCCCAACAAGGTCTTCGCTGGCCGACCTCTCCAGTATTGGTTCGACCGGCAGCGCGACTACCCTGTGATGCGGATCTGGCCAGTGACTGATACGACCAGCATGTTTGGACAGCTCACGATCTGGCGGCAACGCTATATCATGGATGTTGGGACACTCACAGACGAGCTCGATATCCCGCAGCGCTGGTATGAGACGATTGTCTGGCAACTTGCATGGCGGCTTGCTATGGAGCTTCCAGAGTTCAATTTGCAGTTGATCGGGCCCATCAAATCAACTGCTGATGAAGCTCTCAAGATTGCGCAGGACGAAGAGCGCGACAACTCACCCATCTACTTTGCTCCTAACATCTCGCCGTACACCAGATGAGCGTCTTTCTCGATCCTCGCGGAAAATCAACTTTTGGCATCGGGATCTGCGCTCGATGCTCAAGGAAGATGTCGCTTGAGGATCTTTCTTCGGATCCTAACTATCCCGGCCTCTATGTCTGCGAAGAGGACAAAGACGATTTCGACCCATACCGGCTGGCGCCCCGTCAACCGGAACGGATTAACTTGTTCCACCCTCGCCCAGATACTAATATCGCGCTGAACATGTACGGCACGATTTCGCAGGATGGTGATTTATTCATCATCGGCGAAGAAGGCGATGGGTATTTGGTGCCATGACGAACAATCCGCGCGTTCCTACAAATCTCATCCCCACCAAAATTACGCAGCTTCCGTTGGCGGATACCCCGCAAGCGACTGACACGACAATCGTCGTTCAGGGCGGGATCACCAAACGGGCTTTTTTTGGCCAGTTCATACAATATGTTGGCCCTACAGGGCCGACGGGTCCAACCGGGCCAACGGGAGCAACAGGCGCTGATTCGACAGTCACGGGTCCAACGGGAGCCACGGGAGCGACCGGAAATACGGGCGGCACCGGCCCCACCGGCCCCACAGGCGCGGATTCTACGGTTCCGGGGCCTACAGGCCCTACCGGAGGAACTGGCGCTACGGGGGCTACGGGGGCCACAGGTGCAACTTCTACTGTGCCCGGCCCCACGGGCGCTACGGGCGGAACGGGCGCTACGGGTGGCACGGGCCCCACCGGCCCAACTGGTGCTGACTCAACAGTGCCGGGGCCTACGGGAGCCACGGGAAATACAGGCCCTACGGGGCCTACTGGCGCTGATTCTACGGTGCCGGGACCGACAGGGCCTACCGGCAGCACGGGCGCTACAGGCGCTACCGGCGCAACGTCCACTGTGCCCGGCCCTACGGGGCCAACAGGGGCCACGGGAAGCACTGGCAGCACAGGAGCTACTGGCAGTACGGGAAATACGGGGGCCACGGGAAGCACGGGCGCGACGGGCGGAACAGGGGCCACGGGGCCTACAGGGCCTACAGGAGCGGATTCGACCGTACCGGGACCGACCGGGCCTACGGGCAGCACAGGAAGTACGGGAGCCACGGGCAGCACGGGCAGCACAGGGGCCACGGGCAATACAGGAGCTACGGGTAGCACCGGAGCCACGGGCGGAACGGGGCCTACGGGGCCTACGGGCGACCCCGGTACGCCGGGGGCTACGGGAGCCACGGGGGCCACGGGCAATACGGGGGCCACAGGCCCGACCGGGCCGACAATCTATCCGGGCGCTGGCGTAGCGGTCTCAACGGGAACAGCATGGGGAACGTCCCTGACGGCTCCCTCTGGCGCGTTGGTGGGCACCACTGATACGCAGACGCTGACGAACAAGCGTGTGACGCCTCGGGTGCCTGCGACATCGACAACCACAACGTCTCCGTTCGCGCTCAACTCAGACAGCTACGACGAATATTATTTTACGGCCCTCGCCAACGCACTGACAATTAGCTTGGACGGAGGAACGCCTACAGATGGACAAAAGTTCATTCTCCGCATCCTGAATAATGGCACCGGCTATGTCATTACGTTCACGGGTTCTGGAGCAAAGAGCTACCGCCCTGTGGGTGTCACGATGACTGCCAGTGGAAGCGATTGGACCTACACGACAACCGCCAGCAAAACGACATATTTTGGCATGATCTACAATCTTGCCGCCACATGCTGGGACATTGTAGCGATTTCGCAGCAAGCCTAAGAGGGGGTATCTATGGGCATTGTTTATCTGGAAGATGGCCGTCTGGCTGATGAGTTTGAGATCGGCACGGAGCCTTTCGTGCTGAAGGATGCGCTCGTTATGATGCCGGATGTCTATGAGGTTCTGACGCAAGACGAAATCGCCGCCATGAAGCAGGCCCGTTACGACAATTGGTATGCGGTTGTCACTGCGCCTGCCACCGACGCGCCACAGGAGTAACCGATGGCAACTCGTTATTGGGTTGGCGGCACGGGAAATTGGACCAACACTGCCCGTTGGTCTGCTACGTCTGGCGGTACTGGTGGCGCGTCCGTGCCCGGCACAGGTGATACTGTTACCTTCAATTCATCTTCTGGCGGTGGAACAGCCACACTAGACGCCAGTTTTACTGTCCAAACGCTGACCATGACCGGATACACCGGCACGTTGGCGTATGGGACCAATACTATTTCATTAAATAATACAAGCGGCACAATTTTCACTGGTGACACCACTTATAGTGTGTCTGGAACGCCTGTAATCAATGTTATCAGTGTCGGGTCTACGGCCATAACGGTTCTTCCCGGCGCAACCACAGAAGCCAACAGTATCTCTTTCAACTTCACTGGCGGAACATATGCTCTGACGTTCTTGGGCCTTCCCGCTGGTCAAGCCGCAAAAAATGTAAATTTTACTGGTTTTGCCGGATCATGGAGTAAAAACAACGGCATACTTTATGGTAACATCACACTTTCATCGTCTATGACTCTTGTCTCTGGTACTTATTTTGTAACTTGTGGCGCAACTTCCGGGACTCAGGTAATCACCACTAATGGTGTTACGATCTTTGGCTCTTTAACAATTAACGGTATTGGTGGAACGGTACAACTTGCGGACGCTTTAACTTTTGGTTCAACAAGCTACGCAATTAATTTGCTTAATGGAACCTTTGACGGAAACAGCAAAACAATATCAGGTGGCAATGCTTCAGCAGGCTTTGCTGCATCTGTTTCCGCAGGCTCAACAACCATAAAGAACATCATCTCTACGGGTATGGGGGTGGATCAATCGGCTGGCACCATAACGCTTGGGTCTGATGTCAGCTTTGGCGGCGTATTTAACTCCAACAATCTGGGAACGGTCAATCTTGTCAGTTATAAATTAACTTGTACGGGTTTCAGTTCAAATGCTTCAAATTCTCGCACCATTGCTTTTGGAACAGGTAATATAACGATTGACGCTACTGCTGGAGGAACTGTATGGACTACAGCAACTACTACTAATTTAACGGTAACAGGAACTCCAGTAGTTAATGTATCTAGTACAGGTGCGCTTTCTACTACGGTAGCCACTGGAATCTTGACTGAAGCGCAGGCAATTTCTTTCAATTTTATAAGCGGCAGCTATTCGCTAGTTTTTCTTGCTACCGCATCGTACTCAGCCAAGAGTGTTGATTTTACAGGTTTTACTGGCACATGGGCTGCTCATAACGCTGCCGCCACACTTTATGGATCTTTAACCCTTTCAACCGGCATGGCCTTTACTGCGTCTGGCGGCAGCATGACGTTTGGGGCATCGTCCGGCACACAAACCATAACCACTAGTGGTAAAACATATGACCAAGCGATAACCATTAACTGCGGCGGCACGGTGCGTCTTGTTGACGCTGTGCTTATGGGCACATCAAGGGCATTCACGCATACGGCTGGAACATTAGACCTGAACGGTAAAACGCTGACTGTTGGCACAACCTACACAACGGCGGCTGGCACTAAGGTACTCACCTTTAACGGTGGAACGCTTGTCTGCCCGGCAGCGACAGTAACCGCATTCAATAACGTAGCGCCCACCAATTTTAGCACAATAGCCGGAACAGGAACCGGCACGATCAGTATGACTGCTGCAACAAACAAGAGTTTTATTGGCGGCGGTTCCACCTATAATTGTACCTTATCCAATGACGGCGCAGGCTCATTGTCGATAACAGGCGGCAACACCTTCACCACTCTCGCCAATGGTGTGACGCCTGTTACGTTTGCTTTTACTGCTGGCACAACGACAACAGTAACTAATTTCAATTTGAATGGTGTTTCGGGTGCCCCTGTTGGCATCACTGGCGTGACAGCAGCAACTTACACGCTTTCTAAAGCTAGCGGAACTGTTTTAGCGCAGTATCTTAACATCGCATTTTCAACAGCCATTGGTGGCGCAACATGGTACGCCATCAACTCCACTAATAGTGGCAGCAACACCGGATGGATTTTTGGAGTTAACAAGTATTGGGTTGGCGGGACGGGCAACTGGAGTACGGCTGCTAGATGGGCTTTATCATCCAATGGCGCTGGTGGAGCTGGAATTAACATAGCCGACAATGCGGTGTTTGACTCATTGTCAGGCGGCGGAACATCTACTGTAGACAGCAATGTTAGTGTTCAAACATTGACGATGACTGGCTATACCGGCACATTGGGTTTTGGGGCAAACACGATCTCTTTGACAACCGCTGTTCCCGGTACAGCGTATACTGGTGATTCAACATATTCCGTAGGATTCACCACAGGCACAACGCCTACTATCAATATTACTAATTCAACTGCAAACGCTTTGACGGTTTCGCCCGGAACGACAATAACCGAAGCGAATACTATCTCTTTTAATTTTACAGCCGGAACGTATGCCCTCACTATTACAGCTTCATCCAGAGTTCGTAATCTTAATTTCACGGGTTATTCTGGTTCGCTTACATCAACAACGCTTTCAATTTATGGCGATTTAAATCTTGGAACAACAGCCACTTTCCCGTCGTCTACTAGTGCTTGGACGTTTGCATCAACAAATGCTACTGCACGAACCATAACGACAAATGGGTTAACGCTAGATAGGCCACTGACTTTCAATGGCGTAAACGGAACATGGCAACTTGTTGATGCCTTGACGATGGGATCAACCCGTATTCTGACGCACAATAATGGGACGATTGATTTTAACGTAAAAACACTGACCGTTGGTACTCGATATTTAACTGGTACTGGAACAAAAGTTCTTGCTTTCAATGGCGGAACACTTGTTTGCCCAAGCAGTAATACAACTTCATTCAACAATGCCGCTCCAACCGGATTTAGTACGGTTGCCACCGGCACAATCAGCATGACGGCAGCGGGTACAAAAACATTTGTCGGTGGGGGCTCCACCTTCAACTGCACGGTGTCTAATGGTGGCGCTGGCTTGTTGACCATATCTGGCGGCAATACCATTGATACCGTCACTACGGCATCCGGCAGTGTCGCCATAACTGGTAGCAACACAATCACCACCATCTCAAATAGTGTTCAACCTGTTACTTTCACTTTTACTGCCGCTACAACACAAACTATCACTAACTGGAATGTCAATGGCACTGCTGGCAATCTCGTCACCATCATCAGCAGCGCCGCTGGCGTCCCGGCACTTTTGTCCAAAGCATCTGGCACTGTGTCGGCGGACTATCTGAGCATCAAAGACAGCACGGCTCTTGGTGGCGCTGCATGGTACGCTGGCGCAAACTCTACCAATGTCAGCGGAAATTTGGGTTGGATATTCACTGCTGCCCCATCAGCATCCACCGGCAACTTTTTCTTGTTGTTCTGAGGGTTCAATGAAAATAGCGGTTTACGCCATCAGCAAGAATGAATCCAAGTTCGTTGAGCGTTTCTGCGCGTCAGCGAAGGACGCTGATTTGATCCTTATTGCAGACACTGGGAGCGATGATGACACAGCAGAGGTGGCATGGGGATGTGGCGCGGCTGTTCACCATATTAGCGTTGTCCCTTGGCGTTTTGATACTGCTCGCAACGCTGCTCTTTCCCTTGTTCCTAGCGATGTGGATATCTGTATCAGCCTAGACATTGACGAGGTTCTTGAGCCCGGATGGCGCAAGGAGATTGAGCGTCTTTGGGTTGATGGGGCCACTCGTCTTGATTTTCTGTTCGACTGCGGCAACGGCATCGTATTCAGGCCACGGCGCATTCACGCTCGGCATGGTTATCGGTGGCAGTACCCTTGCCATGAGCTTTTAGTTTCAGACAGCCGATACCCGGAAAAGCCCGTCAGCACGGACATGGTGCTGATGCGCCACGACCAAGATCCAACCAAGCCTCGCGGTCAATATCTCGACATGCTTGAACATGCGGCCAAGGAAGACCCTAGCTGCTCTCGCAGCGCGTTCTACTATGCCCGCGAGCTAAGCTACCGCCAACGGTGGGGCGATTGCATATTGGCCTTTCAACGGTACTTGCATCTTCCTGCGGACCTGTGGTGGCATGAAAAGGCGTTCGCCTATCGTGTGATTGGCAACGCCCACAGCAAGCTCGGCAACCCCTATGACGCCGAGAGAAACTTCCATCTGGCGGCTGCTGAGGCACCCGGCACCCGTGAGCCTTGGTGCAATCTGGCCATGCTTATGTACACGCAGAACCGATGGGAAGAGTGTTTCGCCTACTCCATGCGGGCGCTGCGGATTACAGAGCCAGAGCACGTCCATACTTCTGACCCCGGCACATGGGGATCTTGGCCTCACGATCTCGCCAGTTTGGCGGCTTGGCATTTGAAGCTACCGGAAATCTGCATCGAGCAGGCTCGTTTGGCGGTTGAGAAAGACCCCAACGACGAGCGCCTGAAGAAAAATTTGGATTTCGTGACATCCGCGCTGGAACCCGCTAAAATGGCGGCGGAATAGATTTGAGGTATCCCCATGGCGGCAACAGGCTACACCCCGATTCAGCTTTACCGCACAGCCACCTCCGGGGCTGCGCCATCGGCTGCTGATCTGACCAGCGGCGAATTGGCCATCAACTATTACACCAGCGACATGGCGATCTACGCCAAGAACTCGGCGGGATCTGTCATTCGTCTGATGAACAACCCGGTAGGGTTGAAATATCCAATCGCTGACGGCTCCGCCAATCAGGTCATCAAGACGGATGGATCCGGGAATCTTTCGTTCGCTACCGTTGGTTCGGGGACCGTTAATTCAGGAACTTCCGGCCAGCTTGCCTATTATGCCTCAACCGGAACTGCTATCTCTGGCCTCACCACGGGCACTGGCGTTGCAACTGCCTTGGGCATCGCTGTTAATACAACAGCCGGTGGGTTCCCCACCATTGACGGTACGTCAACGCTCACCAACAAGCGGATAAATCCCCGCATCATCAGCATTACCGGCAGCGCAGGCGGGGCGATCACGCCGACAGGCGACACTGCCGATCAATATGAAGTCACCGCCCTTGGGGCTTCCGCTACGTTTGCCGTTCCGTCAGGAACCCCTGTTGATGGGCAAATTCTTGTTATCCGCATCAAGGATAACGGTACAGCGCGAGGTTTGACTTGGACCATAACGAGCGGCGGCTACCGTGTAATTGGAAACACTCTTCCGACGACTACCGTCATATCGAAGACAATCTATGTCGGATGTATTTACAATAGCGCCGATTCATTCTGGGATGTCGTCGGTGTCGCCTCGCAGGCTTAAGGGTGCCCCATGAATTATACCGTCTTGAATAATGGTTGGTATCAAATCGCGTTTGAAATCCCGCATGAGCAGTACGGGATCTACCGCGATGCCATTGTCCTGTCTCCGTCAGATTATGCATCTATAACCGAAGATCAGGTTGAGGCGATGAAACAGGGTCGCTTCAATGATTGGGTAGCTGCCCTTCAACCCACATTGACGACAACTGAAGAGGAAGTTGCCCTGAAGCTTGCCGATCAGTTTGACCTATCTAACCCAGAGCAACGTCGCCTTTTCCGTCAGTCTCTTAAGAATGGGGTGTCCTGATGGCTAACAAGTACTGGGCCGGTGGAAGTGGAACTTGGGACGCAACTAGCACTGCCCACTGGTCGGATAGTCCTACAGGCATACCTACAGGCGCATCTGTTCCCACCAATACAGATGACGTTTTTTTTACTAGCGTCTCCAGCGCAACGTCCTATGCGGTAGATTTGGATAACTCAGGCGGGACTCTGTCTTGCCGATCTTTGTCTATTTCTGGCCCTGCCAGTGGGACACTCACGTTTTCAAACACAGGTTATGGTCCATACGTTTACGGAGATCTAACCATCTCTGCAACTGGTGTTGTTGCTTCACTTGCGACACCTGTTTTATTTTCAGCCACAACTGCGACAATTTCTACAAATAACGTCCCAGTAGATACTGTCCAAATTAACGGTGGCGGAACCTTTACGCTCGGAAGCGCATTCACCGGCAGCCTTTTTATAGGTTCCAGTAATTACCCAACCTTTAACACTTCAAATTTTAACGTAACGTGCCCTGCTATTATAGGTATATTTACCACAGCATCTGGGGCAGGTGTCACCCTAAACCTAGGCACATCAACGCTTACCTTTAGCGGTCTTGCATCCAGTTTTATTGCGACAAATGCATCTAGCGTGTCTGCTGCATCGGCTACGTTTGTTATGTCGGGCACAAACACAAATTTTAACGGAAATGGGTTTAGTTACGGGACGTTTACTCATTCTGGGGTGTCTAAAACCACCACCATTTCTGGCAGTAACACATTCGCGACGATCTCAAACACCGTCCAACCATGCACATTCAACTTTACAAGCGGGAAAACTCAGACGGTCACGAACTTCACTGTTAATGGAACGTCTGGGAACTTAGTGACGATTCAAAGCTCTTCGTCAGGCTCAGCCTCCACTCTTTCAAAGGCGAGTGGTACGGTAAATTCCGACTACCTTAGTATCACAGACAGCACTGCCACTGGCGGCGCAGCTTGGTATGCTGGCGCGAACTCTACTAACGGCGGCAACAACACTGGGTGGATTTTTACCGCTTCGCCATCGACCTCGACAGGCTTCTTAGGCCTCCTTCTCCGCAAAAGGTAACGACAATGGATCAGCCGACCTTAAACATGATCTTCGGGGGCGTCCTTGCGGTATCTGGATGGTTTGCGCGGCAACTATGGGAAGCCGTGCAAGCGTTGAAGGGTGATATTCATAAGATTGAAGTCGATTTGCCTATAAGTTACGTCCGCAAAGACGACCTCGACAAGCGCATGGACCATATCGAAGACATGTTCAAGCGCATCTACGACAAGCTGGATGGGAAGGCTGACAAATGAGCACGACCGAAGAGAAACAGGAAAAAATTGCACTCGAAATGGCTGCAAGCGCCAGCAAAGGCGCGCTGGTCGAGAAGATCACTTTCGCCGGTATCCCGATCCTGTTCTCTTGTGTCGTCTATTTGATGAGCGCCCTTTCCAACGCCAACAACGAAATTATTCAAATCAAATCCAAGATCGCAGTTGTGGTGAACGCTGATAACAAAGCGATTCCGCCGCAGGGTACGACCATTGATATGGCTCAGATCAGAGAAGCCCTGAGTGACAAGATTGAAAAAGTTGAGCGGGAGGCCGCATTGGCTCGCGCTGCCATGACGCTTGATCGTGAGCGGTCTATGGCCGCCATTGAAAAAAGCCGCATGGATATGGCAGCAGACGCAGCTATGGCCCGTGCCGCCATACGCTTTGATATGGCGCAAATGATCGCTGCATTGGACAAGCGCATCACCCTTTTGGAGAAAGACAAATGAGCCTGCTTGATACATTTGGCCCTCTGCTTGGTCAGGTTGCCCCCACGATTGCCACGGCGCTCGGTGGCCCGCTGGCTGGCGTTGCCGTCAAGGCCCTATCAGCCGTTCTGCTGGGCCACGAGAACGGGTCAGAGGACGATGTGAAGGCGGCTATGGCTTCCGCCTCGCCTGATCAGCTTGCCGCTCTCAAGAAGATCGACGCCGACTTCAAGGTCAGCATGAAGGAACTGGATATTGATCTTGAGCGGATTGCCGCCGGGGATCGAGACAGTGCCCGCAAGATGCAGACCGAGACAAAGGACTGGGTGCCCAAGCTTCTGGCCATTGTCATCACGCTCGGGTTCTTTGGCATCCTTGTTTGGATGCTGGTGCAGGGCATGCCGCAAACCGGCACCGAGGCGCTGTTGATGATGTTGGGAGCGCTGGGCACTGCTTGGACTGGTGTTGTGAACTTCTACTATGGCTCATCCGCTGGCTCTAAGGCCAAGAACGACATGCTTGCTGCGAAGGACAAGTGACATGAAAGAAAATTGGGAAAACTGTTTCGCCATGGTTTTGAAGCACGAAGGTGGGTTCGTAAACCACCCAAAAGACCCCGGTGGCATGACCAATTTAGGGGTCACGAGGGCAAATTGGGAGCGCTACCTTAACCGGGACGTGACTGAGGCCGAGATGCGCGCCCTGACGCCTGAAACCGTCAAGCCCTTCTACAAAACGCAATATTGGGACAAGATCAAGGGCGACCAACTCCCATCTGGCGTTGACTACGCTGCATATGATCTTGCCGTAAACTCTGGCACCGGCAGGGCTGCCAAGTACCTCCAAGAGATCGCTGGTGTAACTGCGGACGGCATGATCGGCCCCAAATCTCTGGAAGCAATACAGTCTTGCAATGCTACGGAAGTAGCAGATGCGATATGCGACATGCGGCTGGATTTCCTCAAAAAACTCTCGACTTTCGAGACTTTTGGCAATGGCTGGACAGACCGTGTTGTTAAGGTCAGGGCCAAGTCAGTCAGTATGGCGGATGAGGCCTGATAGTGTTAGGATGCGGCCATGGCTACAACGACGACGTTCACGACCCTTCTGGAAGATCTCCGGCGCTATCTTGAGCGAGGCTTTACGCTCGAGTCGGATCAGCTTGTCTATGAGCAGCTCCCCCGCCTGATTAACCTCGCCGAGCGCAGGATTGCTCGCGAATTGAAGGTTCAAGGGCTCATCAACGTGCTGACAGGCACTCTTCAGGCTGGCCTCGCCGTCTACCCAAAGCCGGATCGCTGGCGCACTACGGTCTCCTTCAACTTCGGTTCTGGAGACCAAAACAACGAATACAACCAGCTTTTCCCGCGCGACTATGAGTATGTCCGCAGCTACTGGCCGGATCGCACCCAGACAGGGTTCCCGCTTTTCTATGCTGACTACGACTACAATAATTGGATCATCGCGCCGACACCGGATGCTGCGTATCCCTTCGAGGTTCTGGTCTACCAGATCCTGCCCCTGCTTGATGAGTCTAACCAGACAAACTGGCTGACCGAATACGCGCCGCAGGTGCTGCTCTACGCTTGCTTGCTTGAGGCGACCCCGTTCCTCAAGAACGACGAGCGGATTGCTGTCTGGCAGCAGATGTACGACCGCGCGGCACAATCTCTCAACGGAGAGGATCTGTCGAAGATCCTTGATCGTTCTGCCCGCAGGACGGAGGCATAAATGACCACGAGCTACACAGAAGTCTTTGGCGGCACGAACATCTACCCCTCAGATGTCTCATATTTAGCCTTTAACCTAACTACCACTGACATTGTCCTCGCATGGCCAGTCGAGACCAATGCGCCCAATGATCTGGCTGATTACCCTGCTGCTCGCATCATGGACGTGAACAGCACCGGCACAAGCAGAAAGGTCTACCTCCCGGCAGCCAATGAGGCCTCAGTCGGCGAGTGTTTCCTGTTCAACAACACCGGAAGCACCTCATTTTCAGTTGTGGGCAGCACGGGAACTGTTGTCTGCACTGTTGCTGCGGGCCAGCTTTGGCAGGCCTATATGACCTCAAATACCACTGTGGCAGGTACTTGGGTATCGTATCAGTTTGGATCGGCTACAACTCAGGCAAATGCTGCCGCCCTTGCTGGCGCTGGCTTGATAGCGATCACCAATACGCTAAACCAAGCAATCGTTACCAATGCTCTGAACTCAAATTACACACTTGGTATTACCGAGCGAGCTCACCTTATCAACTGGACTGGAGCAAGCGGCACACTAAGCCTGTCAGCCAGCTCGGCGCTTGGCTCAGATTGGTTTTGCTATATTCGCAACAGCGGATCTAGCTCGATCACCATCGACCCAAACAGCACAGAGCTGGTTAACGGACTTGCCACGCTAACGCTGACCGTCGGTCAGTCCGCCATGCTCATCTGCGATGGATCTAATTTCTACACAGTGTCGGGCGCAAGCAGCTCTGGATCCGCTTTCGACTATACGACCATCAATGTTGCGGGAACAGGGAACTACACGCTTTCGGGCACCCAACTCAACCGCATATCGTATAATTTAACAGGCGCACTGACCGGCAACAGGAACATCATTGTTCCGGCTACCGTGCAGCAATACTGGATCACCAACTCAACGACTGGCGCATTCACTCTCACCGTAAAAACATCTGCCGGAACTGGCATCGTCGTCCCCTCTGGTGAGGCAAGGATCCTCTATTGCAATGGAACGAATGTTGTTGAGGGTCAGACATCGAGCGGCATCGCAACACCAATCGCGATAGCAGATGGAGGAACTGGCGCGACGACGGCTTCTGGAGCTCGCGTAAACCTCGGTGGAACGTCTATTGGCATCGGCGTTTTTACAGCTGCTAACACTGCTGACGCTCTTACAACTCTCGGCGGGACGACAGTTGGTCAGGCTGTTTTTATTGCCGCTGATACAACCGCAGCTCAGACTGCTATTGGCGGAACAGCCACAGGCAAGGCATTGTTCACAGCAGCTAATGCTCTTGCTGGCAGAAACGCCTTGAACGCTACAACGGTTGGCAACGCTCTTTTTATCGCTGCTAATCAAGCGGCTGCGTGGACGGCTCTTGGTATTGCGCCTTCAGGCGTTGTCGATGGCGGGACATTCTAATGGCTCCATATACCATCAAATCTCTTCCCGGGATCAAGCGCGATGGAACGCGCCTTGAGAACGGTTTTTATGTTGACGGTCAGTGGTGCCGGTTTCAGCGCGGGTTGCCCCGTAAGATGTGGGGCTATCGCCGCCTTACGAATGATTTTTCCGAAATATCTCGTGGCCTGAGCACCTACAACGAAAACGGTCTTCTCTATATCGCTTCTGGAAGTGCCGGGCTTCTTCAGCAAATCTCGATGAACACAGATGGCGTCGTCACATCGTTCTCTGATAGGACGCCAGCAGGCTTCACATCTGATGCAAGGCATCTTTGGTCATTCGACACACTGTTCGATGCCACCGTTGTTACCCCCGGCGGCTACATCATGGCGGTCCCGGGTAAAAACCTCGCAGAGATTGATAGCACCGCTACGTCTTCGCTATATATCGGGCCGGTAACTGGCTCCGCAGCGCTCGTTGAGGTGACGGGCGCAACAGCGCCAACGCCCGTTTCTGGCGGCGTTGTCAGCCTGTACCCTTATGCATTTCTTTTTGGATCAGATGGATATGTGGCTTGGTCTGTTCCCAACAATCCGCAAGATTGGACAGGAGCTGGGTCTGGCGAGGCTAATGTTACGTCTCAAAAGATTGTCGCAGCGCTTCCTCTTCGTGCGGGCCCGGGCAACGCGCCTGCCGGTCTCTTCTGGTCTCTGGACAGCCTTGTGCGCTGCACCTTCGTGGGTGGTGATGCGATCTTTCAGTTCGACATCCTCACATCTCAGTCGTCGATTCTATCCTCGCAGTCTGTTATTGAGTATGACGGTATTTTCTACTGGGTCGGGGTGGACAGATTCTTGCTGTTCAATGGCGTTGTGCGCGAAGTTCCGAACCAGCTCAATCAAAACTGGTTCTTCGACAACGTCAACTATGCCCAAAGGCAGAAGGTGTTCGCCTATAAGGTTCCGCGCTTTGGCGAGATCTGGTGGTGCTACCCCCGTGGCAACGCCACAGAGTGCACTCACGCCGTGATCTACAACATCCGTGAAAACACATGGTACGACACCGAACTACCCAATGGTGGACGCTCCAGCGGGAAATTTGCGACCGTTTACGAATTCCCTGTCCTCACAGGCATCGACGACGCCAGCGGCGGATACAAGCTCTGGCAGCACGAATACGGCGTCGATGAGATCGACGGCAGTGAGCTCAACTCAATTCCGTCCTACTTTCAGACTGCTGACGTTTCCTATGTCGCGGATCCTCAGCAGCCTAAAAACAAGTCTCTTCGCTGCACATTGATTGAGCCGGATTTCATCCAAACGGGTGACATGACCGTTCAAATCAGCGGCAGGGCAAATGCCAGAGCCCCCGAGGTCATCACTGATCCGATAGTTTTTGCTGATCAGGAAGACACGATCAGGCCTCATCAGCAGGTTGTTATGTTCAAGCAAATTCGCCGTGAAATGCGATTCTTGTTCAAATCCAACACGGTTGGTGGCGACTATCAGATGGGTCAGTGCATTGCCCATATCGAGCCCGCTGATGGAACGGTGCTGGGATGATCGACCCTCGCGGCATGACGGTTACTGACTGGACTGACTCAATGAGTTATAGTCTTGAAAAATATGGCACAATAGGTCGTCTCGACGACCCTCAGAAGTGGCAGACTTGGGCTTTAGGCGTTGTTTCTTTCTTCAAAGTAGGAGAGCAAAACCCGCCTAACCCTTTGGAATATAACGACTGGCAAGACTGGGCGTTCGCGTTCATTCGAGCTGTAACCTTACCGGGTGGATGATATGCCTGACTATCCCGCTAACTGGATGCCCCTCGCCAACGACGCCGCTGATTCTTCGTGGCGTGGGAGCCCTATGAGTATGTTCCGCGAGGGCGGGCGCGTCGGCACGAAGCCGGTGTCGGTCAAGATACCGCAGGAACATATTACAAAGATGGCCAAAGGCGGCCTTGCCAGCGAAGCCGCTCGAGTGGCCCATTCAGGCGTCGGCGGCGACACCATGATCATCCATATCAATAAGGATGAGTTTGAAAAGCTTCGGAAGGAATGGGGCGAGCCTACCGTCAACCCTCACACCGGGATGCCTCAGTTCACGCCGTTCTACAAGCAGTCTTGGTTTGCCCCTGTGGCTGGCCTTGTTGGTACGGCGCTCATGGCGACAGGCTTTGGCGCACCTATTGGTGCCGCCCTTCTTGGTGAAGGGCTTGCTGGCACTACGCTTGCTGGGGCCACGGGTATAGGCGCGCTTGGATCGACAACGCTCGGCACTGTTGCTGGCAACATGGCGCTCGGCGCTGGTATCGGCGGTCTTTCCGGCGGCTTGAAGGGCGCAGCCTTGAGCGGCGGTCTTGCCGGTCTTGGTTCTGTGGGTGCGTCGGCGCTTGGAAATTACATGGGCACAGGCTCTGTCAGCGGCCTTTCCTCATCTGACGCAAAGACACTTGATAGCGCTTTGGGCAAGGGCTTCTACGACCAGAACATCAACATTTATCAACCCGGTCCAGAAGGTGCAGCAGCAAGCGGCGGGTGGGGATCTGGCCTAGCCAATGCCGCAAAAGGATTCGTCACAGATCCAAACAAACTAGCGGCCACGGCTCTCGTGCTTGGCGATATGGCTGGTGCCAATGATAGCGGCTCATCTCAGGATCCGGCTACCGCAACAGGCGGAACTTCTGGGTCCAAGAGCAGCTACATGGGGATGCCGCTGAACACCGCCGCTCTGATGAGAACGCGCGCGGTGGATCCGGGTGGATACTACAAATATGGAAAGATGCCCGAGCGTGTCTTCTTCCGTGACAACTCAATCAATCAGCAAGATGCGACCCAAGAGGAGACCGTCAAGGCGGCTCGTGGCGGCCCATTGACGCAATATGTTCAGGGTGGCGGCACAGGGCGCTCTGATAGCATCAATGCGAAGCTGTCAGATGGTGAGTACGTCATGGATGCAGAGACTGTGGCATTGCTTGGCGACGGCTCATCCAAGGCAGGAGCAGAGCGGCTTGACCAGTTCCGTGCTAATATCCGCAAACAGAAAGGGCAGGCGCTTGCAAAGGGCAAAATTAGCCCCGATGCTAGAGATCCTGAGCATTACCTAATGGGTGGGAGGGCTTAATCATGGGTTTCACCAACTTTCTCACGCAGGGTACGCCTAACACCTCAACGGAAAAAGCGTATACCACCACTGAGATTCCTCAGTTTATGTCGGACTACCTCACCAAGCTGCTTGGTGGGGCGTATGCTGTTGCTTCGGAAGGCTACCAGCCTTACGGGCCGACCATTCCGCAAGACATACAGGCCAAGGGCCCCGACGCTATTCGTGATTATATGTCTAATCTTTCGCCTGACGAAATGGCGAAATATCAGCGCATCGCTGAATTTGATCCTTTGCAGACGAAAGCTTTCGCTGACACGGAAAAAGCTGCCGATGCATATAAAACTGGTTTAACCAGCGCTGAGACATCCGCAAACAAATCCGGTGCGCTCAGCGCGATTGGAGCGGCGAATCCGTATCTGGCAAAGGCTGGCGTCAGCGCGCCAACAAATGTGTCTGACTATTTGAACCCGTATCAGACCAACGTCACCGACCGCATGGGTGACATTGCTCAACGGCAGGTTCAAGAGAAGCTCCTCCCCGGATTGAGCGACACGTTCACGCGCGCCGGTCAGTATGGTTCAACCCGCCATCAAGAACTGGCCAATCGTGGCGTCAGGGACATCGCCAGCGAGCTTCAGTCAAACATAGGACTTCAGCTCGCCAAGGGCTACGACACTTCTCTGGGGGCCGCACAGAAGGATCTGGAGCGGCAAGGGACGCTTGGCCAAGTCGCAGGAACTCTGACTGGCACGGAAGAGGCAAACAAGACAGCTTTGGCTAACGTCCAAGCTGGCCTTGCTGGTAAAGAACAGTCGCTTGGATTGACTGGTGCGGCGGCCAAGGAAGCTGTTGGTGCGGAGCAGCGTGATCTGGAACAGCAAAGAATGGATCTTGCGTATCAAGATTTCATCAATCAACGCGATGATCCAATGAAAAAAGTCACATTCCTCAATGAGGCTGTTCGTGGGTTGCCGTCTACTGGGAATGCTGTGACTAAAACTGGAACCACAGTTGGTGGCAGCTATTCTGCATCACCTCTGGCAAGCATTGCAGGCGCGGCGTCAGGCGCAAGCGCTCTCAGCACACTTTTGAAGACGTAAGGAGCGGAAGATGGAAGAAGAAGACGAAGTCCAGAAGCCAGCTGGCGCTCTCCAGACGCTTCAGCCTTCCGCTAACCCTTATGGGCTGGCGGGGCCGTATGCCAAAATGTACGAAGAAATGCAGAAGCAGAGTGCGGCGCAGAACGCCGCTCGGCAGCAGTATCTTAATTCCATCCAGAAGAGAGAGGCTGATCTTCAGTCGCAGGGCATGAGCGACTACGACAAGGCTGGAGCCCTGTTTCAGTTGAGCGGGGCTCTTCTGTCGCCGACTACTTCAGGCGGCATTGGTGGGACGATGGAGAGCTTCGGCAAGGGCGCAACAGCTCTTTCCGGCCCGCTGTCCAAGGCTGCTGAGGCTCAGCGTCAACGCCAACAGCAGATCCAGCAGCTTCAGGATGCTCGCGCCAAGATGGGCGTCGAGATGGCTGGCGGCATGGATCCACAGAATGCTATGTCTTTGCTCAAGGCTCAGCAAGATCAAGAGAGAGAGCCAACTGAATTTGACGAACTGCTGAAGCGCCCCGAGCTAACTGATGAGCAGCGCCGCGCAGCCGTTCTTCAAAAGCTTGGGATCAGGAAAGAGGCGGAGCAGGAAGAGTACAGAAACGTAGTGCGCCCCGACGGCAGCACGATCACGATCCTCAGCAAAGGCAACAAGGCGTATGATCCGATCACGCGCGAGCCTCTTGATCTCGCCAGAATGGCCGAGGAGCAGAGGTCATCTGCGACTGCTGATCGGCAAGCGCAAGCGATTGATTATGGAGTTCCCATCGCAACTTCAGATCCTTTCGCTGCTTTACCTCCCAAGGATCGTGAAAAGGCAAGAATCGCTAGGTACAATGCAGATACGCGCGTCTTGCAAAAACTGGCAGAGGATGTTCCTGACGCTGCTCTTCGAAACGAGATCATGGATTACAAGCGTTTCTTGTCCTTGAACCAAGAGAATCAGAGGACCGGACCCGGCTGGGGGAGCACGCTGAATCTCACGACTTCGGCCCAAAATATGAAGGAAATTGAATCAAAGCTCACGGTGGCTGCGGGTAAAGATCTCAAGGGCGCGGCGTCTGACCGCGATGTTGCAATGTTTGGTCAGGCCTCCCCCTCAACCTCCAAGGGTCTTGAGGCAAATGCCAATATCGTAAAATTTGGCGTCATGCGGAATGCGACTGAACTAGATCGGCGCGCGTTCCTGCGCGACTATCTTGCGGTGAACAAAACCCTTGATGGGGCTGATAGGCAATGGTCTCAGTACATCAACGACAATCCATTCTTCATATACCCGCCAAGAGTTGATCCTTCAAAACTTGACGTTTCGAAGCTTCAAGAAAATAAGAATCGACTCTCCTACGGTGACTATTTCCGTCAGAGATCGGAAAGAGGTCCGACAACTGTCAGGCGCAATGAGCAGGGCCAACTTGTGACCGGGGATTAGTAACTATGGCGAAGGTTGTCGAAGGTTTTAGTTTCCCTGATGATGCAACAGGTGAAGAGATAACCTCTTTTCTGAGGCAGAATCGTCGCGCTTCCCAAGACCCTCTTGCCGACATGCCCGAGAAAAAGGACATGTCTTGGGGAGATGTAGCCAAAGGTGTCGGTCGTTCGGCTGCTTCAGGATTGACGTTTAATTGGAGCGATGAACTGATCGCTGGGTATCGGGCGAAGAATGAGGGCATCCCCTACGAGCAGGCTCTGAAAGAGGAGCGCGAAGCGAAGAAAGAGTTTGAAGGCCAATATCCGGTGACGGCTATTGCCTCCGAAATCGCGGGCAGTGTTCCTACCATGTTTGTGCCGGGCCTTGGTATCGCCAAGGGCGCTCAGGTCGCAAGCAGGGTGGCAAGGCCTGCCCTGTCCATGGGCGAAAAGGCTGCGCAGTTTGCTGCCTCGCCAGTGGGGCAAGGGATCAAGACAGGGGCTGTTCAGGGCGGCCTCAGCGGCCTTGGAGAGAGTGAGAGCGAGAATCTGTTCTCCGCCGAGGACATCGGCAGCCGCCTCAAATCTGCGGCTCAGGGTTCTACAGTCGGGGGCGTTGTTGGCGGCGGCCTGACCAAAGGCGCGCAAGTTCTGACTCCTGCTGTGACAAGCGTCATGGAGCGGTTCAGCCCCAAGATTTCCGAAAACGTCGGCATGTCCCGTGTGCTCCAAGATCTGGAACGTAGCGGCATGACGCCTGAGCAGGCCGGGAAAGAGTGGGAGCGCATGCACAAGGCTGGCGCACCCGCCCAGCTCTTCGATGTGGCCCCCGCCCTCACAAACCGGGCAGAGGTCATTGCGCAGCGCCCCGGTCAGGCCGGTATCGATATAGCATCAGATGTTGAGAATCGACAATCTGGACAACGTGGGCGCGTCATGCAGGCGACCCGTGACACCATGGGCGTGAAGGGCGACTATTACGGTACTGAAGATGCCCTCAACAACGCTCTACGCAGCAATGCCAAGCCTTTTTATGAGGCCGCTTACAAGGCCAAAATTCCAACTCAGGCACAGGCAGAGCTTCAAACTGTTATGGATTCTGTCAAAGAGGCGTTCCCCGAAGCGATATCTTCGGCCAAAAAACTATACGCTTCCGACGACAAGGGGCGCATGGGCAAGTTCGGCACAAAAGAGGCCAGCTCTATTCCCGGCCAGTCCATGAAGGCCTTCGAGGAGATCCCAGAAGTTCAACAGTGGGATTATATCATGCGAGGCCTGTATCAAGCATCTCGGGCCGCCGGTCAGGGCACCCCCCTTGCTAGCAACGCCTTGAGCATGCGAGGCCGCATTGCTGGAATCCTCGATCAGAACGTCGGAGAATTCAAAGCCGCTCGTGCCGTCTACAAAGGCGACAAGGAGATCATGGAGGCGCTGGAGAACGGGCGCGCGTTCAACCGCGCGGATCCCGAGCTACTGGCCCGTGAGTGGAAGGACATGGGCGCTGGCGAGCGTCAGGCTTACCGTGTCGGCGCACTCAAGAACATGCGCGACAACATCTTTGGGTCTGCGGACACCAGCGATGTCACCAAGCGCGTTGGGCAGAACATTGAGGATCGCCGTGAAGCCCTGCGCATCATCATGCCGAACCCAACGCATGCTCGTCTTCTCGAAGAGAGCCTAGAGGCTGAGGCCCGCTTGTTCAAGAACGCTAGCAGGATCACAGGCGGCCCGGCAACGGCTCGACGTATTGCGGGTGGCAAAGACCTCGACGCCAGCGACTTCCACCTTCTAGGTGTCGCCGCAGATGTAGCGCAGGGGAAACCGTCGGCAATCTTCAAAACCATGGCCAATGTATTATCTGGCGACGTGCTGATACCTGAAGCACGGGCGAACGCCATTGGTAAGATTCTGCGATCCGGCACACCGGCGGAGATTAAAAGTGCCGTCAACGCTCTTGAGAATTTTTCCACAGAGAATGCGAAGAGGCAGGCCAGCACGGCGCGCAAGACCGTTCGTGGCGCTGGTTTGGTGGCCGAGGAGGCTGGTGAATATGCAGGTACGCCTGACTATCAGTTGCCTCCGCTGACGATTACAAGAGGCCCTTAATTGGGCCTCCCCATGCTCGGGTTTGTTTGAGCGCGGATGTCTGGGTTTGACCAGCACCAGCACTCGCGGGTGTCGTTTTGAAAGCAAACCCAGAGCATATGATGCTCTGGGCCATAGTCGATCCATGCAATGCACAGCGCCTTACCCCTTGGCGTTTCGACTGGAATGGGCGGATTTAGCTGATGGATCATAGTTCATAGGCTTTCTGGGTATGGGTGATCTGCATGTGTAAATCTCGCCAGTTTTGCTATCCCTACGGCAGTCAAGGTAGAGGGCCGAGAGTTTTGCCATCCACAATTCCCCATCTGGATGTTCGTAGCAATACCAATCATCCAGATCGTACTCAGGTCTTCTGAGCCATCCGAATGACCAATGCCATCCATGCTTGAGGAGCATATCAGATCTCATAGAAGCTCCTCGCACACAAAATCCCGCACGAGGACATAGAGAAAAACGATTGCTGCGATGCTGCCCGTAACCGTGACGCCAGTGGCGCAGAACAGCATGATGGTAATCAAGGCTTCATTCATCTTTCCCCTCCAGTGCTTTGCGGGCAACCCTGACGCGCTCGTTGTAAACCCCTGAAAGCTCCACGAGCGCATCCCAATCGGTTTCAAAAATTGGGCTATTCCAATCCTCGCAGCATTTCCGCAGCGCCGCCTCCAGCTTTTCGATGCGGTCAGCGGCCTCCGCTGGCTCTTTGCAGGCGCAGGCGAACATGTGGCGAAGGCGGAAGGGTAGGGATTCGCTCATAGCCCCTCCCCCTCTTCAAAATCCAACTCGACTTTGATGCAGGCGATGCGGTTAGTGATTTCGTAATATGCCTCTTCAGTGGCGCAGACTGTGCTGTTTTTGAACACATGCAGCCACACCGTCCGCTTGTGGCGGGGGCGGACCTCGATGAGGTCAAGAAGCATGTCCCGGCAGTGCGATCCGCTTGCTTCCCAATCACAGGAGGTCCAGCAACCGCTATAGATATTCTTGAAGGCGCCATGCACACGTTTGAGTTCATTCCCATCCGTCGCATAGATGCGGACTTCACGGCCATCTCTGGTGCGGTAGTTTTTAGATTTGTCGATCATGATTAATCCCCTCCTGTCGCAAGAAGAAATGCTATGAGGCTAACCCCATAAACTGCTGCTACCCATAGGGCCGATTCAATTTTGCGCATGTTCTTCCCTCATTCTCTTCAGTTGCATTTTCCAGTAGAGATATCGGACAGGATCCATCTCCACAACTTCGCAAACCTCAAAATCAAGGCTGGTCAAATTGGCGTTCACAAACCTCCTGATGCTGTTGAGAACTGTTGTGTGATCTCTCTTACCAACAAGTCTGCCGATTTGAGGTAGTGACCAACCATTCGCCTTCAAAGCTATGTAAATTTCAGACCGAATGTGGACATATCGAGCCGTCTGTTTTCTGCCGCAAACGTCCTTCCAAGTAATTCTATGACGCTCAAGGATCGGCAAGATTCTGCCTTTGGTTTCATCTGATGCTGGTATGCCCCTAATCAGATCAAACTTTGGAACAGGCTTGATGTGGTCTAGTGGCATCATTGGCTGGGGCGCGGGCTCTGGCGCAGGCTCAGGGGCGGCTTTCGGTTTTTCGACTACCTTTGGCCGCCCTGCATTCAACCGGCTGCGCACGGCCTTGTAATGGGTGTGGAGGTCCATAAGAGCGTCAGACATTGTTCTCTCCCAATGCGGCAATCACGATGCCGTCTATATGATCGCTGAAACGGTCGCGCTTGTTGTTGACCTTTGCAATCTCTCGAAGAGCACCCTCCAGAAACTCAATTCTGCTGGTTTGCTCCCAAACTTTGCCCTCAAGATTGTCGATCAGCTTTTCAGCTTCTAAATACTGCTGATGCCAGCGGTTTTCTTGTGTTTCCCAATAGTGAGCTTGTTTCATGTTCATTTTGGACTCCTTTGATCGCGGCATATGCGTGTTTCTCAATCTGCTTTCTGGTTGGCTCGTCGTGTATGTTCTCAAGGGCAATCTTAATGATATAGCCCATGTGTTCAATCATATTCTGGATGTAGTTGGCGGCCTCCTCACCGTCCGGGTTGATCGGGGTTTCCCATGTGCCGGGGAGATGGTCTCGGTTCTTGATGGTTGCTCTAAGCTTGGTCTGGATCACGGCTGCCTCCTCAATCACAAGGCACCCTACAAAACATCCGTTAAGATTTGGTTTCCTTTTTTTGGGGAAGGTAGCAGATCTTTGCATGTTTTTCGCAGTAGGCGCGTCTCGTAACCTGCTCGCAGCAATATTCGGGCCGACTTGTATCGCTGTTCAGAATGAAGCGGCAGGTGCTCCATTTCAGATCCATTATTCCATTTTTTCTCTTCCTCATTTTGGTCTCGTTGGGTTAGGGGGAGCCGAAGCTCCCCCATGTTAGGCCGTGGCCATTCGAATATATTTTTGCTTGTACATCTCATGTTGACGAGCAAGCTTCACATTCCAACGGTTCCAGCCTGCAACGTGGCAGGCAGCCATGCCACGAGGGTCTTTCACGCCATACTTGATGCAGACCTTCATGTGCGCAACACCCGCCGCGATGTTCTCATTGCAATCGTACATTTTTGCAGGGTCGAAACCCAACGACTTGGCAGAGGAGTCCAGCATCTGAAAGACACCCTTTGCGTGACCGTGACGAGTCCGTGGACCTGTCGCCTTGCAGTTAAAACCACTCTCGACCTTTGCGATCTTCAGAGCGCTTTCAACCCACTCTTCACCAAGTTCTTTCCTGACAACCTTCGTGATCTGATCCACGACAGCAGATCTTTTTTGCACAGGTTTGACAGTTTCTTTCTTGGCTGCCTCTTGGCGGAAGAAAGCTCCTACGTCTTCCTCATTCGCTAGGACTGGCGATGACAGTAGTGCTACTGCCGTCAAAGTGTACGCTGATGTTCTGAGCATATGGTTCTCCTAATTCAACAGGCTGCGTTGCCACGGCAGCGGATTTCTCTCCTTCGATGTCGTTCAAGGCAAACTGCGCCGAAAACGCAGTGTAGTTTACATTGTCAACGTAATGATCAGCAAGCTTAGGATTTGCTCTGCGTCTTGCTAGTTTCACAGACTCCATGACCACAGAAATGTCGTATTCAGTGTAGTCTTTTCCTGTGATGATAGATGCTAGTTGCGCCGCATTCTTAAAAAGAATGGCGATATCTCCATACATTTGGTCTCGTTCATTTAGCGTTGATGCAGCCTTGTAGAGTATTTCTTTGTGGTTCATTTTCGTTCCCATTGTTTTATCTTTCCGATGTGTCGGCGGTTAAGGGCAACAAGCCCATGCGACTCGTACTCCTTACTGAACTTGCCGGGGTAGAACTCCTCCACAATGATGAAGTCATCTTCGATGGTTTCATTGAGAAAATCGACAAGACTTCCAGCAGGATAATCAACGATGATCCTGTGAATCAACGCAGGAGGTTGAACAGGCGCAGGATGCGAGGCCGGATCAGGTTCCCGGCGTTGCGCGTCATTCCCCCTCACGGGCATGTTCATGATGATTTCAAAACGCATTTCTGCTCCAGTTTGAATGGGTGCGCCTGACGACGCACCCGGTTGTTTTACCCGAAGTCTTCTTCATCCTTCACAGCAACGCGCGGAGCGGGTGCAGCTGCACGAGTGGACCCAGTGGCGGGAGGTGCAGGACGAGCAGCAGGCGCTGCGGGCGCTACAGAGTCTCCACGGGGGCTGGCAACCAGATCATTCGGGCGCGCAGACCACCCAACGATCTCGAAGATAGGCGTGTAGTTGGTGTTCTTGTACTGGCCGCTGCCGCTCTCAACGGCAATAGTGTCGATCAGTGCAACTATAGGCAGCTTTCCGGGGTTATCAGAAAGACCGGCCAGATATTCATCATGCAGCTTCTCAAGGGAATTGAGCATGGCCTTCGACGTTCCAGCAAGTTCACGAACGTCGCCACCGTTTTCCTTGCTGAGCTTCACCAAGAACCGAACGCCCTTGTTGTGATTTGCACTAGGTTTCTCAGGAAGATCCGCACCGAGCGGAACCAAGCGAAGATCCGGCGCAGTTCCTGCGGCAAAAGCCATCCAGCCGATCTCGACATTTGCAAGGTCAAAGACCGCCTTGAAATTGCGAGTGATATCGACAGGCGTCGAAACGCCACTGTCTTTGTCCACACGAAACATGCGGCCCGCACGGGCGTCATATTTTACAATCGGCAAGAAGTCCTTCGAGCCGCCGCTGCTGAGATTCAAACCAAAACCCATAGTCGTTCTCCATTTACCAAATGCGCCTGTCTGGCCAGACGCTCGCCTTTGCCCACATGGGCGAAACTTGATCGAGCGAGTGGGGCTATCCCACACCTCCGGTTTACCCGGTATGCTCTTACACCACCGCTCGGAACCCTACAGACCCCACACTTCATAAACCGCCTGTCTGGCGAGTGGGTCTGAGAAATAGAAGCTCTCGGTGTCTGGCACCACATATGACGCCAGCTCTGCGGGATCATCGCTGAGCGACAGAAACCGCTGAATCGTAAACGCAATGCGCTCCAATGCGCGCACATGCTCAGGCACGTTCTCAAGCTTGTACGTCGCCACCTTCTTCGGTGTGATGTAGGTCAACCGGGCGTCGATGTTGTTGCCAAGGCAAGCGGCATACAGGGCCACCTGACGCGCATGGTTCACCTTGATCTTCGAAGGCAGCGCATGTGTGGTCTTCAGATCGGTCAGGATGCCGTGGTCTTCCCATGCGCAGTCGTAAAACCCGATCATGGGCACAGCGAGGCCTTCAATCTTCCACTCGATCCTGCCCTGCGTCGATGTCGGCGCACCATATGGGCGAAGCTCCTTGAGGCCTTGGCGCACCATTTCGGGCACCGCATCATGCTCTTTGTCGAGGCGAGGGTCGCCGCTCAAAGCGGTCAAGCGATTGAATGTATCTTTAGCCACCTTCACACACTCATCGTCAGACGAGCCGTTCACCAGCCCGTAGACTACACCTTCCTCCACCGCCGTCCCGCGATGTGCAGCAGCGCCCACAGCGCTCTTACGTTTCATCAAACGCTCAAGCACAAAGGCGGCGGGTGAGCCGATGAATGTGTTGCAGGCTGAGGGGGAAAGATGCTCGATGCCGTGTTTTTGGAAAGGGTTCATTTTGATTTGCTCTGCTTCGGTGACGCCAGATTGGCGAAGGCCGAACAACCTGTCAAGCGCCATCCACTGAAAAACTTCAAGTTGACACATTGGATTTTTTGTCCAATCCTCGGGATATGACCAAATCGCAAATCGACTGGGATCTGATCGACACCTACGCAGAGTTGAAGGGTGTCTCCTACTGGGCCCGCCGTAAATGGCGGCAGCGCAACCATGTGCCGCACAAGTGGCGCATCGGTCTTGCTTGGTGGTCAGCTGGGCGCATCGACCTAAAATGGTTTCAGGACATGGACAAAAAAAATCGGGGGAAAGCAGCATGATCTACATTGGTATCGACCCCGGTTTGAATGGCGCAATCGCATTCCTCGACATGGAAATTGGGCACTTGTCTGTTCTGGACATGCCTACCTTTGAAGTGAAGCGGAATAACAAGTTAAAGCGCGAAGTGAGCCCACAGGGGCTTGCCAACATTTTTGATTTGACCGACGGACCAGCTTGGAACATCCGCGAAGTTGTCTTGGAGAGGGTCGGGGCAATGCCGGGGCAGGGCGTCAGTTCTGTCTTTTCTTTCGGCCGCAGCGTCGGAGTAATCGAGGGAGTTCTGGCGGCGCGGGGCCTTTCGGTCTCTATTGTAACCCCGCAGGCGTGGCAAAAGGCCGCAGGCGTTCGCGGTGGCAAGGATGGAAGTCGGATGAGGGCCTGCGAACTGTTCCCCAATTATGCGAATCTCTTCGCCCGCAAGAAGGATGATGGTCGCGCAGATGCGGCTCTCATGGCTTGGTATGCAGCAACAAAGTGAACCAATCAAATTAGCAAGGAGACCAACATGATCGACAAACGCTTGCCGCTGTTCAAGATAGCATCGAATATTTTTGATTCGATCAGCCTTAAGGATGTTGAGAAAACAGCAGACGACATGGAGGAGCTTGGCATTTATCTGCCGCCCTACAATCATTTCTATATTCAGGGCAATATGAAGTTAATTCTCACCATGATGCAGCATATTTCGGAAGAAGATCTGTCGAGCGTTATGGAAGGAATTAAGGCCGATAAAATGCAAGTCATGTTTGAATATCTTTTTGATGGAACGCATATGCAAGTTGCTATGTTGCGCTCCTTTAATGGTTCTGAATTTATTCCCGTTGAATCAAAAATGTTTACAGGGACGGACAAGGATTGGACCGAATGGGTGGCGTTCACGTCGGTTGAATTATTGATAGTTCTTTTGTCCACGAAGAACATCGAGAAAGAAACCGAGACATGCAATAAGCCGAATTCGCGCAACAGGCGCGAGCGCACCATTTCAAAATATGCGTCGATCACAACTATTAAGATCGGCAAAATTACCGAAACGGCTCGGTCTGGTAATGGTAATGGCGGCCCTGTTCGCCCTCACCTGCGCCGTGGTCACATTCGCAGCCAGCCATACGGCAAGGGCAGGTCTGAGGTCAAAAAGATCTTCATCCAGCCGATGTTCATCAATGCCGATCAGGGGTGGATTGACTCACAAAAAGAATATCGGGTGAAGGCATGAACGAAGGCAAAGCAATGAGCAATTTCGATCCAGACTTCGCAGGCCCGGCTGAGTGGGCAAACATGTATCGCGGGCTCGGCCTTCAGGTGGTGCCTGCAATGAGCCATCGGGAGAACAAGCAGCAGTGGAAGCGCCCGGCCCTCCCCAAGTGGCGCGAGCTTGAACACGAGCTGACGCCAAACTTCACCTTCGAGCGCTGGTACGGCGAATCAGGTGAGCATTCTCGGCGCAACAACATGGGGGTGATCGCGGGCGCTTGCTCATCTGGCGTTTTTGTTGTGGATCTAGATCTCCACAAGGATCTTCGCGCACAGGCATGGTGGGACGAAATGTCGCACATGCAGCAGAAGGCTGGTGAGCTTGAAACAGCCGAGCAGGAAACTGGCGGCGGGGGCATCCAACTGTTTTTTCGCGCCCCCTTGGGCTGGACCCCACCCACCTGCAAGACATCCATCGGTGTGGATATCCGTGGCCAAGGCGGTTTCGCCATGATGCCGCCCTCGATGCACGAAAGCGGGCGGGCGTATGCATGGAAGGCCGGGCACGAGCCTTGGGAGATAGATATTGCTCAGGCCCCGGCATGGTTCTGCGATCAGGTCACAGCACTTGCCAAAGAGCATGGTGGATCCACAGGATCGACAGGCCCGGCACAGCGCACCTCGACCCCCACCATGGCGTCCACAGCCTTCGGCACGATCACAGACGGGCGCGAGGACTACATGACCAGAATGGTCTGGGCGCGCGTTGTCGATGAGTACAGGCAGTGCCCCATTCCTCCGGGGGTGACAGAATTTGACACCATGCTGCGCGACACCTTCGCCACCTACGAGCGCGCGGTGAAGTCTCGCATCAGGGAGCCCGGCACCCCGAACCACATCTTGCTGGAGCGCGAAGGCAGGGGCATCACCCTGCTCAGGCAGAAGCTGACCAGCGCCATCTCGCAGTGGGATGACAAGGTTTCAACCCATGCCGCAGTTCCGCCAGCGCCCAAGCAGCAGGTGAGGGCATCGATCCCTCTCCCCGGAGGCGGCGAAGCCTTGCAAGGCGTAGCCGCCGACCCAGAGGCGCACCCAGCAGACCCATCCCTCTTTGAGCTTCTCTCAGTGACAGCGATCAAAAACCTCCCCGACCCCGACTGGCTCATTGACGGATTCGTGATCGACCGTGGCCTCGGGTTCGTGTTCGGCCCCCCCGGATGCGGCAAGTCGTTCATCACCCTTGGGCAGGCCCTCTCAATAGCCACAGGGCAGGCCACATGGTGGGGCAAGAAGATCATCCGCACAGGCCCCGTGATCTACATCAGCAGCGAGGGCGTCGGTGATATCAAGTTCCGCCTGCGGGCATGGGAGACTCACCTCGGCGTGAAGGCGGATGAGGCCCCCTTCTATCTGATCAGGCAGACCATCAATTTCATGCTCGACACGGACATCGACCGGCTGCTGCGCACCATCAACGCCCTGTGCGAGCAGCTCGGGGAGCTGCCGGTGGCTGTATTCGTGGACACGGTCAGCCGTGTGCTGCCCGGCGCAGACGAGAACTTGCAGAAGGACATGACCCTGTTTATTCGGGCCTGTGACGCCGTCAGGGAGACCTTTGCGGCCACTGTCGTCGGTGTCCACCATACCAGCCGGGCGGGCAACATGCGCGGATCCAGCGTCTTTGATGGCGCTGGCGACTTCCTCGCCCAGATCGAACGTGATGAAGGCGACATGATCGGAACCATGACAGCCAAGAAGATCAAGGCTGCTGCGGACGGGTGGAAGCAGCATTTTGAGCTGATCTCGGTGAACATGGGCGACATCAAGGGCACCACCAGTCTGGTCGCCGAGGCTTGTGACGCCAAGGCGCAGCCGGACAAGAGCGTGTGGCCACCCAAGGATGTGTGCCGCAAGATCCTCACCGAGATCAGCAGCGCATGGAACTCGGGCAAGCCGTGGTCATCCATGCCGCAGACAAAGGCCAAGGGGAGATATGCCCCGGGCCTTATCAAGGCCAAGTTCGACATCGTCGAAAAGACCGCCGAGATGATGGTGCAGACGTGGTTACAGAACGGAATCTTGTCCTACGAGATGCGGGACAAGGTAACCAAAATGCAAGGGCTCAAAGTGACAGGGAGCATAGATTCATGAACGCTTACGCTAGATCAACAGACCCACAATCGTCGCACGATGCAGCAGCCAACATAAACGTGACCTACCTACAACAGGTGGTCATTGATTGTTTGGCGGCGCACCAGACACCCATGACAAGCCTGTCAATTGCAGCCGCTGTCGGCATCCCCGTCTGGTCTATCTCCCCCCGTATGAGGCCATTGGAGAACGCCGGGAAGATCGTTTGCGTTGGTTCACTCCCGGCCCTGAACTCATCCGGCAAGATCCGCAATTTGCGCCATTATGTGCTTACGGAAGTCGCCGGAGGTCATACGGAGGTTACGGAGGTCTCCAGCTAAGTCATTGAAATCATTATACGGAGGTTGGTACGGAGGTTACGGAGGTCTGGAAAAACACCATTGAAATCATTGAGCAATTTTACGGAAGTGTACGGAGGTTGAACCCCTATACTTCGTATAGGGTGGCGGACCTCCGCCGCCACCCCGAAGTGAGCAAGTCGGTAACACAAACTAGGCTAATGGAGAACAACATGAACAAGGCAAAAGCAAACACCGGCAAGAAAACAAAAACCCAGTTCGGTTTACCGGCGGATCATGTCGCCCCGCCGCCATGGCAGGAGACGGTCGGGACGTACCTCGGGGGGCAGGCGCATGTCGATGAGATGGATCTGGTCGCCATCGAGATGGAGAAGCGGTGGGGCGCTGGCAGGCTGAGGCTGGTGGTCGATCCGATCCTGCGGGAGAAGTTCGACCGGCAGCGCTACCTCGTGAATCAGGCGCTGTGGCATGGCGAGCTTCAGGACGTGATCCGGGAGTCCAAGCGGATGGTCTTGGCGTGGCAGGCTCTGGATCGAGCTGCAACGGCTGCTGGCAGGCAGGCGCTCGCCCCCGAGGTGTGGGAGGTCACGCTGGCCAGCGGGACGGTGGCGGCCATCGTCAGGGATAGCCATCACGCCAGCAAGGTGGCGGTCGAGAACCGCAGCGTCAGGGTCTACACGCTCGAGGAGATCGGCCACCTGCTGCACGGGTTCCCCGAGCTGTCGAAGGCCAAGGCTACATTCCCCGGCGCGGCCGTCGAGAAGGTCAGCACCCGGGTGATCGATCCCTTGCAGGCCGTGCCTGACAGCAAAGCACCCATTGACGACGCGATTCCATTTTGAGGAACTAGAACATGGCCGCCTACTACAACGAAATCGAACCCTACGCCGCCGAATGGCTCCGCAACCTCATAGCCAAGGGACTGATAGCAGATGGTGAAGTCGATACCCGGTCAATTGTCGATGTTCGACCTGCCGATTTGGCAGGATTCTCCCAATGCCACTTCTTCGCCGGAATCGGCGGGTGGGGGCACGCCCTCCGCCTCGCCGGGTGGCCAGACAACCGGCCTGTGTGGACGGGCTCCTGCCCGTGCCAGCCGTTCTCGGTCGCAGGCAAAGGAGCCGGTGTTAACGATCCAAGGCACCTGTGGCCTCACTTCCATCGCCTCATCACCGCCTGTCGGCCACCTGTCATCATGGGAGAACAAGTTGCGGGACAAGCTGGGTATGGTTGGCTCGACGGAGTGCGCGCTGATTTGGCGCGAGAAAACTACGCCAGCCGGGGCGTCGATATCCCGGCTTGCTCGGTGGACGCCCCCCACATCCGACAGCGGCTCTACTGGGTCGCTACAGACTTGGGGAACCCCAACGTGTCACATGGCGAAGGAGGCGGGGTATCCAGCCGAGTTCACCCGCAACACGCTCACGCTGACTGCGGAGGCGCACATAGCCACATGGCGAACGCCAGCCGCCACAGAACCGGGGGTGACGCTGGAGCGTCTGGAGACGGCGGGCGGTCAGCCTTGGACGCCGGGCCAGAGAGCTTACGACAGACACACGGGCAGGGTGGCACAGGTGGGCCTAACGCACGAAGTGTTGGCCACATGGCCGACGCCCAGAACGACGGACAAAGCCGACGGCCGCATTTTGACGCCGAATGGTCAGAGGACGAACGCCGCAGGGACGATTACCTTCGGCGCGAACATATCGGATTTGGTTCATCTGTATGTAGCGACGTGGCC